ATAACCTATTTTTACTTCTGTGATATCTTTTATACCATTCTTTTTACAGTTGTCTATTTCAGTTTGTTTTATTCTTCTAGAAGCATTTGTAATATCAGGATGTTCTGTGCCTAAACCTGCACAGAATAATTTTAATCCACCACCAGAACCAGTTGATTCAACTACTGGTGTTTTAAAACCACTTGTCTTTCCAAATCGTTCTGCTACAGTTGTGGCAAATGGATATACAGTAGAACTACCTACTATTTTAATTTGGTCTCTTGCAGATAATGTACTTGCAAATAATAATGTGAAAATGAAAATTAAGTATCTCATATTAATTCTCCTATATAATTTTATTAGATAATAGTATCATTGAATACCAAAATATGGTATGTATTAATAATCTCAACATAATATTATACTTCCATATTACTAGCTTCAACATATAATCCCTTTAACATAGTTTTAAGTCTAGGTTTATCTAAATTGTTTACATCTAACTCATCAACATAACTTTCCAATAAAGTCATTGTGTCTTGAGCATTTTCTATTATTTCGTCTTTAACATTTTCTGCTTTTAAATCAGAAAAGTCTTCAATAATTTTTACATCATGCGCTCTAGATTCTGTTAAAACTTTATCAACAAATCTATCAAACTCATATAAATCTTTTTTATTTACAACAATTAATTTTACAATTTTATTTTCTAAGTCTTCTATTTGTTTATAATTAAATTCTTTTCCATTTGTATCATCATAATATACTTTCTTATAAATTTTGTATGGATTTAAAACTCTTTCTAATTCTCTTGTTTCTGTATCAAATATGTGAAATCCTTTTGGACATTTATCATCATTCCAATATATCTGATATGGTGTACCCAAATAAAATATATGGCCATCATCAGATTTTTTATGAAAGTGTCCAGAAAAAGTCATATCAAATTTATTAAATATACTTTTATCCATACCAGTTTCTGAACGCATATTGTGATTCATTTCAAAACCTTTAATCTCTAAATGTCCCATAGCAAGTGTTGCTTTACTATTTTTCATCTCTTCTAAAGTTCTTTGATAGTTTGAAGAATTAATCCAAGGTATGAAAAATATTGGTACATCATCAAAAACTACATCTTGTGCTTCAGAATATATTTTTATATTATCATAACGACCACCAATTAATTCATCAAGTGAATTCACTTCATTTGTATTCTTAAAGTATGTATCGTGATTGCCCACTATCATATGCACATTAACGCCATTTGTCACAAAAGTTTCACAAAACTTTTCTCTAAAGTCTTTTGCAATCTTATATGATACAAACTTTCTTCTATCCATTACATCACCTAAATGAATACAAGTTTTTATATTATGTTCTTTTAAATATGGAAAAAATATATTTTCATAGAATTTGAAAAAATATGTGTTAAATTGTTCGTGGTCATTTCGTGCACCGAAATGGGTGTCAGTAATCAATGCTATTTTCATAATCTAATCTAGTAAACCTTGTGCCTTTAAATATTTTCTATTTTGTAAATGGTGTTCTTCTATTTGTGTTTTTGATTGTCCTGTGTATTCAACACCTATGTTATGTTTAATCATATACTCAACTATACCCATTTGTCTATCTTCTTCACCATCATATATCTGAAAGTCACCAAGTATCCTACCAAACTTTCCTGACTTATCTTTATGTGTTATTAATGTTTGATTTGAACCCACTGGCAAGAATCCCTCCACACATCTTTTTGCGTACAAACCAGCTTTCTTTTCTTCCAAATCTCTTGTTCTTGATTCTGGCGTATCAATGCCAACAAGTCTGATTCTTTCATTATGTATCCAAGTGCCGAAACCCAAATCAATATCCACATCAATAGTGTCGCCATCCACAATCTTGACGATTTTACATTTATATTCATACATATATTTTCCTTATACTAACGAAGCTGTACCCTTTTTAGAATTCACATACGGAACTAGTTCTCTATAACCACCGACATATTCATCATTATCTGTGGTACTATACCAAATCTGTGGGACAGTTTTATAACCTTGTTCAGTAATAAATTCTTTTGCTTTACTATCTTCATCAATATATATTTTTTCATAAGGTAAATTGTTCAAAGTCAAAAGTTCTTCTGCTCTTTTACAATACAAACAAGTCTTTGTTGCATATACCTTAAACATTTACTTCTTCTTTTTTAAATGAGCGTGCAGTTCATCAACTAAATTATCTTTAGAAAATCTTTTATCAAGCTCTATACCGTGTTTTCTACCAAACTTTTCTAGTTCAGATTTAGTCATCATAGATAACTTCGCTTTACTAAGAACAGGTTTTGGTTTCGGTACAAATAAGTTTTTTATAAAACTAAACATTACTTCTCCTTCTACTGACCTTTTTCTTCATAGAAATTTTCTAAACTTTTTTTAGTTTCTTTTTTCTTTGAAGATGCGGTCTTATATACATCACCATCTTGAGGTAACATATTCTTTTGTAGGTAATCTAAATATTGATTACCATAATTCGTATCATCTAATGGATTCTGGTCAAATGTTGGCATCATACTTTTTTCTATAATTTTATGTTTTGTATGTGTTTGTTTCTTTTCTTTTTGTATTCTACGAATAAATGCATAATATATAATCTGTGTAAAATATGAAAAAGGATTCTTTGATTTCTCTGGGTTGAAGTTGTTTACATACTGTAAGCAATTTTCTATTCCATCCCCTATCATTTCCTCTTTAAATGTGTAATTAATAAAGTTAGGACGATAAGATAGATGCTGAGCAATCTTTAAAAAACACTCACCTATATAATCTGTGACAGGTGGTATTTCTTCACCTGCTGATTCAGCCTCTTTCACTTTCTCTTTCCATGCTGAGATAGCTTCTAGAAACTGTTTATTATTTACATAGTGTTTTGCTGCTGCTGCCATAAAATATCCTTTTTACTAAAGTATCATATTTATTGTAATATGTCAATTGCATATAAATGTTTTTTTAGCATTGACAAGTGATAAACTCACTGGTATAATACTCTTGTATTCATTGGAGTTAATGTTCTGTTTCTTCATAATCATAAGGTGTATTTTGAAACTGTTCAATTAAATCATCTAAATCTATATCTTTTTTAGACCTAACCTTTTCATTATCATCTTTTTTTGTTTCATATTCATAATTTTTATCTGTGTATTTTGAAGCGTTATCAAATTCTTTATATCTTTTAATTACATATTCGTAATACTTACTCAATCCTTCAGAAACTTTATAATGCACAATTACTTGATTTTTATTAATAGCAAAAGTTTCTTCTTTGGTAAACGATGCCCATCTTCTCAAAGCAAGATTTTCTTCATACTTTCCATCTTTATTCATAGAGTCAATCGTAACCATTTTTAAAGGTAAAGAAACTTTAAAATAACCAGAGTCTAAATTACTTAACATACATATAATCTCATCACCATTGATAAGTTTAAATATTCTATATGAATGTTTTATTTCTGTTAACTTACTCATTCCATTTTCTCAAAGCTTGTGCTTTAGGTATCCAATCTTCAGGTGGTTCATCAAATTTAACATTATTTAAATCAACCTTTTCCCAAAAATGCTGAAATACTTCTTCTTGTGAGGCTCCTGCTAATGGAAACTCTTCGTACATATCAGAAATATTCTTTTTTATTTTTTCTTTATTATATTCTACTAACCTTTTATAGTCATACATCTCTTTGAACTTTTCATAATCTTTTTGTGATATTGTCATATGTTAATCCTGTGTATAGTATAATCAAACTGTTCTTCGTTATAGATATTTATTCTTTCCATAAAGTGGCGCAATGTAAAGTTTTGTTTACCCTTATATGTTAAATCATCAGCGATATCAAATAACTTACACATTTCTTTATTATCGTTTAATCTTAAACCTCTACCAATAGATTGTAACACTCTTATTTTACTTTTACTTGGACTACTGAATATTATATTATGTAGATTTTTAATATTAATACCTGTAGAAAATGTGCCATAAGATGCTACGATTACAGCATTATTTGTTTTCTCTGATATCTCTCTAATCTTTTCTCTATCTAATGCATCAACAGAACCACTTACAAAAAAAACATTTCGGTTTTTGTATTTTTCTTTTATTGTATCATACAAAGGTTTACCATGCTTTTCAACAAATTGATATAACACTAAAACATTTCCCTTGACATTACCTAATAAATTAGTTATAAAAGACAATCGTTTTTTATGTGTTACTATATAATCCATTTCGTCTGCGTACTTTAAATTTTTAACATCTTTACATTCTTGTTCTTTATATCCTAAAATCAAACTATCTATTTTTAGATTGGCAAGTGTTTTCTTTTCAATCAATTCTTTTGTAGATATAACTTTATTAACAGTGCCAAACAAACCTTCTAGTACAAGTTTATGTGTTTGTAAATCATCAAGTGTTCCTGTTAGACCAAAACGATATTTACATAGATGTAATTTTGACATAATACTTGTTAATGACTTTGCTTTAAACAAATGTGCCTCATCACCTATAACACAACCAAATTGCTC